ACGAGATAGGCTCCGGTCTCGTGGGCTCGGAGATGTGTATAAGAGACAGCACTTGGCATGTCAAATTACTTGCAATATTAGTCCTTGCGTGATACAATAGAGCTATGATACTATATAAAGGAACGATAAGACTATGAACAAACAAGTTTATATTTCAGTACGAGTCGACCGAGCAACAAAGGATAGACTTGAAACAATCAGTGAAGTATTAGGAGTAACCAAGAGTGAGGCAGTACGCAAGGCAATCCTATATTACTTTGAGAATGCAGAAGAGGATTAACACATGACAATCAATAACATCATTGGCTTAGTTCAAACAGCGGTTGGCCTATCATTGGCGATTGGGTTAGGGTATACGGTTAGCAATTGGTTTAAGACATTGGCCACTTCAGCTAAGAATGAACGTGTCAAGTTTGCATTAACCACAGCCAGCCAAGTAGTTTTGAAAGCGCAAGAGTTCATCGCTAATGGTTCAGTACAACAATCAGACGCCGTATCAAACTTCTTAAAGCGTATTAAAGATAATGGGTATGAGAAGTATTTCACAGAAGAGCAAGCATTGGCATATGTTAAACAAGCCTATGCAACTAATAAAGCGAATGGCTCATTGGATACTGTGAAGTCTCTTGTATCAGATGACGCATTAAAAGCAGCCGAATCAGTAATTGCGCCTAAGAACCAAACAGGTTTTGTTACAACCACTGAAGTACCGGCACAATAAGGGGTAATTATGATTAAGACATTATCTATGAGTACAACAGGATTAAAGTTTGCAGATAATAACACGCCAATATATTTAACGGCTGAGAACAACGGTATTATTTTTAAAGACACCACTTATCTACCAAAGGTTTATATCAAGCAAAACGATGTTGGTTACCTCACTAATTTCCCAGCGACATGGCAAGATGAAAAAATTACTTTCACGAGCGCACAATTGGCCAATCTTCCATCTGGCAGTTATCGTATAGAAGTTTGGTTTGAACATGGTAGTGATACCCTAATTTATCCGGACCATGGCTTTTTGAAACTTAATATTCATCATAACGCTACTAACATCGATGGAAACGTTATCTCTTCTATTACTGTCGAACAATTTCAACAACAGTTTAGTAACCTATCTCAAGAACTCACTGATAAAATACTAGACATCAAAGTTGGACCACAAGGCGAAAAAGGAGATAATGGTGATACTGGACCACAAGGAGTTCAGGGTATTCAGGGCGAACGTGGCGATCAAGGACCACAAGGTATTCAAGGTATTCAAGGAGTATCTGGTAATGATTTCTCGATTGCAGAAACGTTTCCGAGTGTTGCGTCAATGAGCAGTGACAATTTAACAAAGGGAGACTTTGTTATGATTTCATCAACTGTTGAAGACCCAGACAACGCAAAACTATATTTGTGGAACGGTACGGAATTTACTTTTGTTACTGATATGTCAGGTGCTACTGGTATCAAAGGAGACACTGGTGAACAAGGTATACAAGGACCACAAGGTGAAAAGGGTGAACAGGGTAAACAAGGTATACAAGGTATTCAGGGAGTAGCTGGTAAAGACGCCGTCATCAACGTTGTTACGCAAGCAGAATACGATGAACTACCTGATAAAACTGGTGTTTACTTTATAGGAGGTTGATATGGCAACTATAAATGGTAAGGCGCTTGTCAAGGACGGTAAGCCAATTGATAGGGCGTATTCAAACGGGCAGCTGGTTTATGGTAGGAATTACTTCTTAAACTCATCTGGTTCTTCACTTGATAAGTGGGTCAATGTTGGTAATTTATGGTTAACCACAAAGGACTCAATTAAGGGAAACGTATTTACAAGTAATCCATCGGTGGCGTGGAATGGTGGTCCCCAAAATTCGTTATATCAAAGAGGATTAGATGCTTTAAGTGGTCAGCAGGTTACAGTTAGTTTTTGGGCGAAAGCGGATAAGGAAAATGCTAAATTTCACTCGGAGCCTCTTGGAGGTGCTAAAACGTTTAATCCTAAGTTGACAACATCTTGGGATAAATACAGTTATACAATACCCAATTTAGCTACGGCAATAGTTTTCTTCATGGCTGTGGACGTTGGCACAAACTACTATTTAAGCAACCTTAAAATCGAGTCAGGCAACACATCAACAGATTGGACGTCTGCCCCAGAAGATTATATCTAAAGGAGATCACATGGCATATACAATTAAACAAGATATTGTAGTCCCTTATCAATACGTATATAACACAAGCCAATTACAGCCTGGCTTTCATCAAATTCATTTACACTCAACAGGTAATCCTAACTCATCTGTACAGAACGAACGGGACTACTTGGCTGGTCATTATAACTTAGCTAACTATACACACTTAGTTGGAATTACAAACGGTGAAGTTGATATACGCCAAGTGATGCATACGAACGGCGGTGCATGGGACGTTGGTGGTGATTGGAACTGGGAGACTTGGGGAGCAATTGAGTTTGTTGAGGGTTCTATCAAATCACGAGCAGACTTCAATAAAGCCTATCCCGCATATATTTGGTTGGCTCGTTACTTAGCTAAGCAAGCGGGAATATCTTACACGATTGATAACTCTAATATTTCAGGTATCAAGACACATAACTATGCAAGTGCAACAGGTCATGGTTCAGACCACGTAGATCCAATTCAATTCTTAGCTAATTGGGGTATCAGTCGTAACCAGTTATATAAGGATATTATTTCAGGTATTGATGAGCCAAAAGAAACTCAACCAAGCACAACAAATAAAAAGGTGGTATTAAAAGACATGTTATTATTCAAATCAGATGTAGACACAAACTTCGGTAGCAAGAACAATGTATACTTGGCAGATAATGGGGTTGTTATTCGGATTGATAGCACTTCAACATTGTCCGAACTTCAAAAAGACGGTGTTCCCTATACAACGATGACTAGGAAGAATACAGAAAGTATTATCAACGCACTAGGTGGACTTAAATAAATATTTAAAAGCTGATTTAATAAATTGGCTTTTTTATTTTGCAAAAAAGTGTTGACAATCAAAATATGACGTGTTACAATTAATTCATAAGTTAAAGGAGAAAAGAAATTATGAACCAATACCAAGTAGTAGTAAATTTTAATGAAAACAAAGAGGGTTATGTTAGCGCTACAATATATCACAATGACAATTTTTATAAGTCATTAAGTGATACAACTAAGCCCCTAAACCAAGATGACTATAACGCGAGGTGGTGCAATGGTCTAGTATTCCACTATGGTAAGCTAGCACATGACTTATTGCCCGCTGGCGCTAAAATTATTACATATCAGGAACATATTTAACCTGATGAAACGTAACAATTACTTCATAAGTTAAAGGAGATAAGGAAATGACAAAATATATAGCTTACATGGTAGAACTCGATGGCGTGACTTATTATGTGGATACTATTGATATGCAACTCACCGCTAGTAATTTCACATTAACACGCCAATACACAGGTAATTATTATGATCCAGCCTATCTCAAACGCCACGCTTCGTTCAAGGTTAAACGATTGATATTTGGCAGATTAAGCAAGACATTTAAAAGCGTTAAAGTGTTTGCGATTAGAGACGATTATAAAAAGGAGCAATTATAATGCTATATGAACAAAACTTACCACTAACAAGAGTATACAATGAAAAACAAGCTAAGCAAAAACAGAGATTTGATGAGTCATTTAGCAGATTGAGACAAAAACAGAAAGCTACGATTGACGAACGTTTATTAAGAATACTCGAATATATCAATCACACAAACGAAAAGGATATTCAAGTTATCGCTTATCACATTGGCATATCATTGTCAACCATTAGAGCAGATATGAAGCGATTACATTTAGACATTGAACGAGGTAAATTGGTATGAGTAAAGTTAGACGTGAGAGACATAAAAATTTAGTTTTTTGGTCTCAAATCGGTAAGGCACTAGATCGAGTTGATAATGGTTATAATAAGCCAAGATGGAGACAGCGGGAAAAGGCAGAAGACGAGAGGATTTTCAAAAAATGAGCAAAACAGACCGTATATTATCCCTCATCACCGAACTACAAACAGGAAAATACGTACTAGTCAAGGAGCATAGGGATAAATACCAATTAAGTGAAAGCACAGCCCAGCGAGACTTTAGATATGCCATTGATTATTTAAATAAACTTGGCGGGTCAGTTAAGATGGGTCGGGATACGGATAAGAATGTTAGATATTGGAGTGAGTGATGAAAACATTAAATGTATACAGCTACGACATCAAAGGTAGATCGCCAAAGTTTAGAGAGTTAGAGCTTTGGGAGATTGAGCGAGATAACCTTGGCTTGTTAGGTATTCAAGACACTTTCAAATCTGATTTTGATTATGTTAGTCCAGATTGTATTTTGGATTATTTGTATAATCAACAAGGAACTTTCATGGGTAATATTTGGACGTATACCCTTGACGAAATAAAAGAAATTTTAAATAATGCTTGATAATCAATATATGACGTGTTACAATTAATTCATAAGTTAAAGGAGATAATACATTGTGAACTTAGTAGATAAAAAAGTTTTTGTAATAGGAACACGTAAGTCAAATAACGACGCTTGGGAAACTTCGGGAGCAACATATGGCAACTTAGTAGATGCTAATGCCATAGCTGATGGATTAACCAAAGCATTTACAGGAGAAGTTAAAGTGTTTGTATTTGACAGAATGAGTGAGATTATAAATGTAGAAATGGATTATAAGGAGCCAGATAGATGAATAATAAATTAAACACAGACGGTACTAGAGACGGTGATTTCTTAGTATCAGATCCCATATACAAGCCAAGTCATTACCAACTAGAAGACGGCACACAAGTAAAAGACCATATCACAAGTTTAACAGCTCACATGTCAGGGGTTAGGGCTTGGGCAACAGGTAACGCAATCAAATACTTGGCTCGTGCTGGTCGTAAAGATGACATGGTTAAGGACTTGAAAAAAGCACAAGAAAATATTCAAATTATTATTGATGATGTCGAAAAGGAGAACAACTAATGAAAATTACATTAAAAAACAACTATGGTAAAGTAAAGCGAGTTAAAATCGGCGTATCGTGGACATTCTTATTCTTTGGCTTCTTCGTCCCACTATTCCGAGGTGATATGAAAAACTTTATGCTTGGATTAGTTATTGATATTTTAGGCGGTCTGGTAAGTATTGGTATCATTACACTGGTATACCACATTTATATGTTTATTAATTACAACGATGACTATTTGCAAGAATTATATCGACAAGGATATCACGGACAAGAACAAGGAGACTTTTAATGACAAATTACAACGTTACAATTAAAGAAATTACGAGTACAACCGCAGGACAAGGCTTCACAATCGGACAAGGTGGGGTTATCTCAATTGAATTTAATCCTACATTGGCAAGTAGTATCCAAAGTCAATTACCAGCCGGCGATTTTTACCTAATTAAGTTCACAGATGAAAATAAATTCATGTATGTACCTAGCGCTCGATTTAAGGCCACCTTTAATACTTCTGTTATAGTTGAACCAGAACCAATTGAAAGTCCCTTAAACAGCCAATCAGAGACATCTAGTACCATTAATACATCAACAAGCCAAAGTGAACAACCAATCACAGCTTTAGGAGATGAAAACAATGAATAATCAATCAAAAGAAAAACTAGATCAACTACTAGCAAAACTTATTTTACTATTCTTACTAGTTTCCATTATTGCCTTACCTATTTGGCTGTTTACAATCTTCGGTAGCATTGTATTCTCTATATTAGTATTCTCCGTTGAAATGGTTGTGTCATTGGGTATTGTATTAGGAGCTAGCAACAAAGTCCTGTGAAAGGGGCTTTTTTTATTGCGTATTTTATGATATAATATTATTACACAAAATAAGCGAATGGAAACATAATAATGGCATGGGCTCTGGATATAATCGTAACAACACTTCACAATTCACACATTTTTGTCGCAATTATATATGCCAGTTTTATTGATATATTTTTAGGTATTATTAAAGCGGTTGTATCTAAGTCATTAAATTCTACTATTAGCTCTTATGGCTTATTAAAACATTGTTTACTTATTTTAATCCCACCACTAACAGTACCAATATTTTTTGCATTGGGATATGGCGACTATTGGAGCGTATTTGAAACGCTTGTATTATTTACACAAGCACTTAGTTTGGCAGAGAATTGGATCGCATTAGGATTACCTTTCCCAGAAGCAATCGCCAAGTATTTAGATAACGAGAAAAAAGAATTAGTTAAACAATCAGACGAACCAAAGAAATAGGTTGTATTTTTTTATTTGGTGTGATACAATGGTTATACAAACTTAATTAAAAGGACGAACCAACATGAAATTTACGTATACAGAACACTTGGGATTTGATGAAAATAACCAACCTATCACTAATGAATACAAGTTTTTACGCACCATCAACACCGAGAAAATCTTTAAAGATGAAACGGGTGATGAATTTAACGCCCAATTAGGTGAGGTTGTAAGTAGATTAGCTCGTTTTGAACAAGACCCCACAGACCCTCAAAAAGCCAGTGAAATTACTTCTTTACAGTTTATTGATACCCGCCATGATGTTTTGAAATTCTTGTATGCACAGACCGTTGATGGCGTATTAGTACAAAACGAAGATACCCGCAAAGAATATGAAGAATTAGACTTGCCAGAGGGTGTATTGTTCAATCAATTTCTTGCTAAGCTCACAGGTCAAAAGTAAGCATAAAAATGATGAAGGTGGAGATAAATATTACTTAATTTATAGGATAATAGCCTTTCTCATGCACCTTAATCAACCACTAAGCGAGATACTAACACTTGACATTAGTGAAGCCAGTGAGATTATCCGTCAATACAATAAATTAACAGCTAGTAAATCAAAATCAAGTAAACCAAAGGGTCTACCAAAGATTGATTATAGTCAACAAAAAAAGCCGAATGATTGATTTCATAAGGCTTTTTATTATTAACTTGGTACACCCGCATTCCACACTGGATCACCCATTGCGTGATAAGTACCCGCCATCAACGAACCAACCGTGTTACCAGAACCACGAGCAATAATGTTTCCACCATTATCCAACTGAATAATTGAAGCTCCAGTTGATAAGAAAACGTTATTGATTGGTTTGAAAACATCTGGCAGCACCGTCTTACCCTTTTCTTTACTGATGAAATACGCATCGCTAAGGGTATGGACTATCGCGCTTGTACTAACATCAACTAATTTTCCAAACCGCTTGAAATAGAAATTTACGGCATAAGAATTATAATTTAGTTCAATATAGTAAGCAGAAATATTAATTAAAACCCATTGAGTATTAGAACTAGACGGGAATGTTGTATCACTAACATGCGTTTGAACCGCTTTAAATATTGGGTTAGTTAATTTTCCTGTGGTATCTGTTCCTAAACTATTAAATGTAACTAAGTCGCCAATTGAGTATTGAGTGTTGGGTTGCCAAGTTCTTACTGTGCTACCATTCATTTCAGGAGCAACAATAACTGATGTCGCACCAGTCATTTTAAATAATGGGATATTCGCTTTACTATCCCCCATTACTAAGTTACCGGACGGACTATTAAAGAAACCAACAGTATATTGGTGGTTTGTTACCGTATCACCATCAACATTTGATTTTGTGAGATCTACCATTAATCCTAAATATTGTGTCCCCATCGTAGTGCTTGGCGTGTAGGTCTTTGTGGAAGTTAATTCAAATAATCTACCTTGTACTAATGCCTTACCCGCCGTCACTTGAACGGAACCTTTAAGCAACGTTGGTACTAATCCCGTTATAATTCGGTTGCCCATCCCACTAAAAACAGCTCCGTCAGCACTTGGAGATACATTCATAAAGTCTGCTTGGTATACTAATTCTGTATTTGCTAATGTCATGTTATTACCTTTCTTAAATCAAGTCTTGTAATTTGTATAAGTAAAATTCAAACGGTATCGAACTACCTGTTCCACTTGCCACAGAAACAGTCACAGTATTGGCGTTTAATATGGTTTGAATAGTGCTATATACGGAGAGTAAGTTATCCCAATACTTTGAGGCTGGGAAACCTTTATTTAGTAGCGTAAATGTATCAAAGTTATCTAGCGAGTAACCAATCATATCACTTGAAATTTGAAGGGGCACGTTCGTTTGGCTCGTTGTTAGAGTAGCAGACAACCCATTTGGAGCAGTTAAAGTCACATTTACGGGAGTTGTTTGTGATGGGATATTGATTATAAAACCATTATATCCATCAGTTTTAACCTCGTCTGTGATAATTTGGTAACCATATTTATAGGTATTTGTGGATAAATCTTTGTATAACCCTGGAACGTAGTCGCCAACCGTTGATGAAAATACCAACATTGGCTGTGAATAGTTACTTTTACCAACAGAACCATTAGTCACAAACGATACAACAACATAAGCTGCGTTTGACGGAGATGTAGCAGAAAAAGTTGGTCTAGTCCATGAAGATATTTTTGCGCTATCTTTAAAGGCATGAGATATATAGTTTTGATTTGAGTCATAGTAGTAAAGTCTTAGAGAAACTGTTACTGTACCATTATAATCACTAGAAGAATATGCCTCTATAGCTACTGTTGATGGTACATTTCCTCCGATAGGAATTAGACCAGAGTTTATTGATGAAATTCCTGAACCATAGGTTTTTGACAGAACATTGCTACCGCCAAACTTTTCTGATGATAACGACCATGATTTGTCAGATGCTAAAGGAGTTGTTGCTGTGAACTTTCCAGATGTGTTAGGTACACCGATATTCCAACCGGAAAAGTCAGGAGACCACTCTGTGTTTAATAATCGATTAATTTGTCCCTGTGCGTTGGTTTGTGGAACTGGATTTTGTTGTCTATATTTATAAGGATATTTCTTCGTTCCACCAGTATATGGGTAAACAGTTGCACTTGTACGTTTAACCGATGATTGCCACCTACCGGCCAATTCCAATGTTAGTTCGGCTTGTACACCATTTACATAATGGTTTTCTACAAAGTCAATCGTTTTAATCTTGGCTTGTTTACTGAATATCAAATCTTGATTATTGGTATTTGCCACAGAAATTTGGTTAATTGAGTTTTGATTTTTAGCTATCCATTGCGCACGAGCTTGTCTACCATTATCATAATCAGACATAAAAGTCAATACCAACTTAACATCATAAGACGAATACATAAGTGAGATATTAGTTGCTGATGTAAAAATAGAGTTTTCGCTTGGGTTTAAACTATCAAAACCCGACATGTCCAAATACTCAGATCCGACATTACTTGGGTCACTAGAGTATATTGTTCCCTCGTTATTTTTTAAGTAAATTGTTCTATTATCTGACATCTCTAGTCTCCAAACGTAATATCGTCATTATCGCCCACAATGGCTTGGTTAGTCGTGAAATTTATCTCTCTCAATTGGCTTGTCACAATATTATCCTCTAAATTAGCAAGTCTGATGTATTGACCAATGAAAGGACTATCATTCTGACCAATAAATAATGGAGAACCATCTAATCTCATAACCATTTGAGATCTGATAGCATAAATGCTCGTTTTTAATAGGCTGGTCGCACTCTCCGCCAATTCAGACAGGTTAGTGTTCTGAAGACTTGCATAAGCCACACGAGGGGTTGCTCCAATATTAATGATTCCGTTCGTAGGCACTTGGCTTGTTACAACATTGAAGTTTTCATCTAAGTAGGCATAATACCCAAACATAGAGCCATCTTCCAAATAACCAAATACCATTGATGTCTCACTATCTGCGTTTCGTGATTGTTGAACATACTCCAAAACGTTTGTGGTTTTTAAATCAATAAAATAGTTGGGATTATCAGTGTTATTCTTAGCTGAACCAGTAACTACCACTCGAGGACTTGTTTCACCAATATAATAAGTAAATTGTATATTCCACGCACCATGTAAGCGAGCAATAAAATTCTTAAATATAGTATCAATCGTACTTTCTGTATTATCCGAGTAGTTAGATGTTTTTGTAAGATCCGAACTAATCGTCATGGACCCATTATTTTTTAGATATGGGTTATTGCCAGTTAAAAAGTTCCATACACTCATAATAGCATTAGCCAAGTTAACCTGTGGCAAGTAAGAACCTTTTGGTATATACACGTTTTCACTTAAATTCATGATAGGAGCAAAGCGATAGGTTTCATCGTTAATCTTACTCAAAAACATAATCCCAATTGCTTCGTTGGCTGGTCGTGAATAATTAGCGCTAATTACATATCCATTTTCCATATTGGTTGCGTCCATTATAATATCGTTTTGTCGAGGATAGTAACCAAGTTGGTTGGGTTCTGTTAAAAAGACGACATCAATAAAACGTGTGCCATCTAACTTTAGAACATCATTTTTTATTAATACATTCATTGTGTAATATTCCCATGTAGCGTCTGTTGAACGTTGCATGATTGTAACAGCTTTTCCAGTCTTTTTCATACTACGATTATATCACATTTTAGACAATAAAAAAAGCACTTTTAATCAGTGCTTAATCCAACTCTACGCAATTCACGTTTAATTTGAGGAACAACCGAGTCAGGGTTTGCGCCATTGACATTAATCGTAACTTGATTAGATGTGGTGGATGTAGATTTTCCAGCAGCAGCCAATGATCCACCAGCCAATCCGATACTTGGTAATGATATGTTACTCATTGAGCCAGTCAATTGGTCTTTTAATTTTTGTGCGTGACTACTAATAAATCCATATTGGCTTGTCATACCTACGGCAATACCTTGAGGAATAAACTTACCAACCATATCTCTCATCACACGACTTGGCGAATGAATGCCTAACAGAGAACGTATTTTCTTGGGTATCATATCTGTAAGAGCACCAATGGCAGATGTAACCGCTCCCCATGCACCTCTAATACCTTGTGCGATACCATTGACAATATTAGCACCAATGTCAGTAACATTACCAATAGCTCGACTGATAGCACCAAACACGCCAGAGAAATGACTAGCAATTCTACCAGCTACTCCAGAAACAGCACCGATAATACCAGAGACCATACGCCCAGCAAATCCAATAATACTACTGAATGTATTGGATATTCCACTACCGACACTACCTAAGCCAGAACCCATAATTCTAAATCCGTTAGCAATATTATTAAATACACCAGACAATGAGCCAAATAATCGTGAACCAAAACCGATAATTCCACTAAATACACTACTTACAACCTTACCAACAACCCCTAATACCCCATTAAATCCAGCAAATTGTCCCATCAATTGACCGATGAAACCAGCCACAGTGACAAATATAGGAGCCAAGGCTTGAATAACAGAACCAACAAATTGAATTACAGGTGTCAATACCCTAGCTACACCAGCCAAAACATTAAATGCGGTGGTTAATGCTCCCATCACACCCGATACAAACCCACCTAAGAATGCCCCTAATATTTGGAACACAGGCATAAGGCTTGAGGCAATTACATTAACAATTGGCTGTATAGCATTCCACAAGTTAACGAAAGCATTTAATAGTGGCTGTATAGCGGGAGTTACATAACCCAAGAATGTTTGGAAGCCAGATTTTAACGCTGGTAATATGGCTTGTGCTAAATTAGTCAAAGCGCTAAAGTCCATAGTTCCTAATACGCCACTAATAGTCGTTAAAATAGTAGCGAACAATGTTTGAATCTGATTACCACTACCGACTAAGCTACTAATAACCCCAGATAGTCCAGAAAATGCTTGCGGGATCGCTTGACCAATTGCCCTAAATGTCTGTTCTACCACTGTTCCTAATTGGCTTATAATACTACCAATACCAGTTATTTTTCCCAATGGCGTAGTAATATCTAATGACTTAATCCCATTATTAATAGCAGTGATCATATCTGCAACACCACGAGTCACAGCAGTTTTTGCATTAGCTATTGATGTTCCAATACCGCTCGTACTATCTTGCACAATCTTAGATAGTGAAGCAATACCCCCACCACCATTTTTATCAAGGTTAACAAGTGCGTCATTAAATTGAGATACTGAAATGGAACCATCAGACAAGCCAGACTTTAGAGCACCAGTAGTAATGCCCATTTGCTTCGCCATAGCATTCAAAGTTGGGCCCAAACCACTATCAATCAGCGAGTTCCATGTTTCAGCGTCAATCTTACCATTAGAGAACGCTTGACTTAATTGGGTAATTGAGTTAGTAACCTGTTCAGTTGTTCCGCCAAACCCTAAGATACCATCGTTTAATGCCTTGAATACACTAACTGACTGTGGCATATTACCATTAAGTGAAGATGTTAACAATTGTACACCAGAAACAGCGCTATCAAGAGATGTTGGCAATCCGTTAATGGCGTTTTTCAGGTTATTCATTTGAGTATTAACAACACTAGTCTTAACTCCCATGTTTTGAAAGTTACGAGTGGCATTGGTCAGAGTATCAATACGAGTGATAGCGCCTTGAACATTATTTGTAATTAATGAAAATGCTTTACCAACAACCGTAGCACCAATCGCACCAATAAAAGAACCCATAGCTACTGTACCAACACCGAGCTTTTGAGTTAAACTACTGGTCGATTTGCTTGCTTGATCTAATCCGCCAGTCTTTGCACTTGCCAATTCTGATTTTAATTTAACCACTTGACTTTCGGTAAGTTCGATATCTCGAGTAAGTTTTTGAGCCTTAACACTGTTGACATCAAATCCCTTACTAGCTTGCATACTTGCCAATTGGCTTTTTAAGGACTTACTTTTGTTTTGTGTGGCTGTTAATTGTTTCTCTAAAACACTAATATTCTTGGTTAAAATACTAGTATCGCCTGTTAATTTGAATGCGCTATTAAGGTTACGTGATTGATTGGCCAATGAACGAATATCGCCATTGATTTGCGCAATTGATTTCGTAACAGACCCAACATCTGCCCCAATCTTCAATAAATATGATGAACTAGTCGCCATTTAAAAGCTCCTTTTGATGGATTACCCAGCTAGTGAGTAAAAAAACGTCTTAGAATGCCGTACAGACACTCCTTTATTCTACTTATTATATCATATTTTAGGCAATATAAAAAGCCCTAAACAAATTAATGTCAAGGGCTTAATATCAACTATTTACCAGCAACACTCTTAAAATCAGCGGGCTTTAAAATCTTAGTTTTGTATGTGTCAAATATTGAGGCGTTTTTGGTTGTTCGCGTAACAATGAATTGCTTAATAATACCCTCGCCAAAATCAAATCCGTCAACGTTCAAAGTACGAGAATAAACCTTAGGGTTGATTTCATCTTCGTCTTCATCGTCACTTTCCGTATAGGCACCAGACGTTACACCATAATAGACTTCGAGCTTCTTAGTAACCGTTCCCCCATCATCTTGCACGTCCAAAATCCGTTGAACAGAAAACTTAGGATACTTTCCGTTATCAGTAAAGCCTGTTCCACTATCCAAATAACCCATTTGCTTCATTTCATCTGGCGTATATTGTAAGTTGTCTTGGTCGATAGTCAGTTTCTTAGCGTTAAGCAAAGTCATGTGTGTTTGAGAGTCTGCATAAATCTTTTTACTATCTTGATCTACAGATGGACTGAACTTTTGTACACCAGTTGAATAAGTAATCGCTCCTGTACCATCACCACCCAAACCATAAGTGACCTCTTGCGTACCATGTGTAATTTGTCGCGTATCGTATGCCATATTTTTGTTATCCTCACGTGAGTTTTATATCTTATATGTATTATATCATATCATTTAACCGATGTCAAAAATGATTTTCCTAATTGGGTTCGATACCGATTGAAAAAGCCAGCATGGACTCCCCGCTTATTTTGAACGTTGACAATTTCCATAAACGCTGTCCCCTCTTTTCGATAATCATGAGTGGGGTAAACAACCGAGTAATATTTTCCATGTTTAACGGATACGCCACTAACCATTTGGCCAGTTCTACCTTTCGGAGCCATACCATGCCATACACCCAAAGCCGAGTTAGATTGTGAAGAGGCTTGTTGTGCTGTTTTATCTCGCTTTTCTAACACTTTAGCGATTGCAAATTTTTTGGTACCGTTCGCAATATCAACTATTGAATTAACTCTCTTAACCATTAGAGAACCACCACATCTTTTGTATACTGGACTAACGTATTAAGGTTTTCATCAATCGCAATTTCGGAGACTTGTGTATACCCTAAATCCGCCAACTCTTCTGAATTATCTACTGTGGCATATACATTTAAAGTAACTCGCCAATAATGCGGGGTTTGATCTGCGGTTCCTTTAGTAGTGAGATAATTTATGATCGCTGATGTGTTATCAATTGTATTTAAATCCGCTTTCTGACCATACCAACTAACACTAGTAAATTTGTCAGATAGTTCGGTTTGATATTTGATTAACTTATTTTTAAAATCAGCCATTAGCGATTACCTCCTGAACCAATTTCTAATTTAATACTATTTATACCACTCTCTTGTTTGTTGAGAATAATATAGCTTTTTCCCTTAATTGTAACGGCATCAAATTCTCCAAAAGTATCAACGTTACCATGAATGATCAGATTATACATTAACCGTTTATTAGTATTGATTTGATACCAGTTTTTAGCGACAATTCTTGGTTGTTCTAATCTGCCATTAACGGTCTTGGTTAGTTCCGTATTCCCCAGCTTATTGAATAATTTAGCACTTACAATTCTCATTCTTGCCACCACCTGAAGTATTCTTCTAAGTCTGACATTTTAGAGTCATGATAATGCCAAAGCGCGGGGGTTAGAGCATCACCAAAAATACCGATATAAATAACCTCCTTGGCATATTCATATAAGTTCTTATTCGTTGTGTCAATTGTAAGCGTTGGGTTTAATCGTTGTGCTCTATTGATAGCTGAATTTTCTAACTCCTCAATAGTCCCAGACCAATCAGAATATGTGTCATCATCAACGTTTAAATATTTTTGATAATCAAAAGTAGTCATAATAGTCGGTTTCCTTTCCCTAAATTATAACATAAAAAAAAGACTATTTCTAGTCTTAAATTTGATTCTAAATACTATGCTGTAACAGATGCTGACAATGCACGGTTAGCGGCCAACAATGAACCAGCTACATAAGCACGACTTTCAACATATTGTGCGTTTTGTTGGATTACGAATGAGCCAAGTGTTTCAACCCCTGAACCTTGGAAACCAATTAGGTATGAATTAATGTCGACAATGATATAAGGGATTTCAACATGAGAACCATCTGCGTCTAACAAATCAGTGGGAACCATTGCTTTAGCACCGAATGTTGTTTGCCCTAACAAGATTGCAGCACTCACAGCCCCATCACCACTTGCCAACTTCGCATTAGCTGAGTTTGATAGGAAGATAACCTTTTGAGAACCCTTAACCTTAGCAAAGTCAGAAATAATGGCTTGGCGTAAGTCATCACCAGTATATGCTTTTGGCAATTTTGTACCAGTCACTGTCAATTTGTCACCAACGATTGGATAAACTGCTGTAAATGGTGTTCCATCTTCGTTAACAACCCCACCACGTAAAATAGCTTGTCCCAAACGTTCGATAACATAAGCTGGTAATTCACGCATTAACCAATCAACCAAAGCGCCACCCTTTAAGAATGTCATGTGGTCGAGACGTTGCAACTTGTAAATGGCCATAGGAACCAAGTTACGAATTTCGAATTGAGTCTGTTGAACAGTCTTATCTGCCAAACGCTTATGACCCAAAGCTCCAACGGTGTTCTTAGGTTCGATTACAATTGAACCGGCTTCGATATTAAATACAGGCTTAAATTGAGAAAATACGACATCTTCTTCAACCGCTGTTTCAATAGCTGAGATAATTTTAAGCGGTACCAAGTCGGCTTCGTTAACGTCTTGTGTAATTACGCCAGCGTTATCCAACTTTTCGAGCCATTGCTTTTGAAAGTCTTTTCCGTTATTACCCGCTCCAAACGCCAAAGTAGCATAATCAGAAACGGCTTTATTACTCTTCAAATATGATTGTAATTCCATTATAATATTTCCTCACGTGAGTTTTCTAGATTAGTGTTAGTATACCACAATAATTATTATTTGTCAAACTTTTTCAAGATTTTGCCTAGTCGTAGTGCTTGCATGTTATCTGATACACTCAACTTTTTAACAAAACTAACCAACTCATCTACGGACTCTGTTGCGTTGTCAGGTTGTGAGTCATCTGGATTGTCTGGATTATCTTTTGGTTCTGGTGACTTGATGAAATCAGCCAAGTCCTTTTTTACGTCAGAAATTGCATCTAATACGTCTTGAATCGTTGGTTGCTTATCATCTGTTGGTGTTGCTACGGGTTCTTGGTCCGCCATTGTAATATTCTCCTGTTTAATAATTTCTAGGCTTTGTGTAATAGTTGCTTTTGGGTCTGCTGGTACTGGTGTTACTGACAACTCCAATAAATCAATATCATCAATGTTATTGTTTTCATCAATTTCTCCAACTCCAAATCCAATTGAGACGGATAGGACGCCAGCGTGAATACCATCTAAAATTTGCTGACGATTAGAAACGCTTTCAAAGATAGAACCTGAATAAGCCAAACCCTTATCATCAACCGAAGTCATAGTTGCTTCACCGATTGGCATGCTAGACCAGTCGTGTGATAAAAGTAATGGTACCTTTTTCCCAATAACTTTTTTACCAGCTTCTTGGGTTACTGTAATCCCAGAACGAGTGCGGGTTAGTGAATTAGCTACGCCCTTAATAATTCCGTCATTCGTTTCCGTCTGTGCTTGTGTTATTAACGTTGCTTGTGTTTTCATTGGCCGTACTCCCTGTTTGTAATAAGGCATTAACTTCTGGATTGTTAAGTGCCACAGCATTTTTGTTACTAAATATAATCTGACCTAGTCCATCTGGATATGCTTCGAGACCTAAGTTTTCACGCAAATCATCATTGACCGTAGTTCCCGTATAAAGTGTTTCCTTGGCGAATGTCGTGAAGCTCTCTAATGTGGCAAATTGAACCAAGTCAAGTATGAGCTTGATACGTGAACCAGCAATATATGAATTATAGTCAAATAATTCTGCATTAAGTAGTTCTTCGAATGCCCCCATCAACGGTCTTAATTGACTTGCGTAGAAAGCTCGATACTCTTCTTCGGTATATGAGCCATCAAGTAATTTAGATGATATGTGGAGCTGTTCATAAATTAAAGCACGTAAATCAGCCAATGCGGTGCCGTCTGGATTGGTAAGGTTAGCGTGGTCTTTCGTACTTTCGTTGGTGTTAGTTAAGAATGAGCCGAATCGTTTAATCTGATTATTTACTGCCGTCAATCGTGGGTTACTTTTATTTTGAAAATCGACTGATTGGTTCTCATAACCATTAACGTTTTCATTTTCTTTTCTAACGTCATTAGCTTTGATAGAACTTTGGATTTCAAGAACGTTTGAACTCTGTTTCGTACTTAAAATATCAATCAAGTTAGCATATTTGTCTAACAGTGTACTTGGGCGTTGCAACTTTAACTGTGGATATTCATAAACCTTAAAACCTTGCTTATCAGGTTGTGTCGAATAAATCTCAATACTTGTTGGAGCTTTAGCATTAGGAGCAAAGTAAACCTTATAATAAACTCTGCCAAATTTTAACAGGCCAAAAGCAAACTCATACATCATCTGATCTGTCTCTTATACACATCTCCGAGCCCACGAGACCGGAGCCTATCTCG